CCACGCTGATGTCCACGAACTTCGGGCCGACCTGCTGGCGGAACACACGGAAGTCGCCGTCGCCAGCCGGCGTCACAAAACGCTTGAGGTTCGACGGGTCGTCCAGCCCGGGCGAGGACTGGCCGTAGAAGCCGATCTCGATCTGGGGGAGGACATAGCTCTTGGTTCCCGTCAGGTTCGACTGCGTGCCGACTGCCGACGTGTAGATGGCCTTGGCGACCATGAGGCCGTCAATCATAAGCTCGGTTGCCAGCATGTCGGGCGTGAGCCCGTAGGAGGCGATGGCGCCTGCGGTCAGCTGCGGCGCATAGGACTTCTTGATGAGGTTCCAGGAGACCAGATCGCCGAGTTCCCTGTTGGGAAACACGCCGGAACCCAGCTGGATCGTCTGGAGCAGCGTCCGCAGATCCTCAACGGGCTGCGGGGCGGGAACCTGGCCCGTGTTCGTCCAGAGCTTCGCGACCGGGGCCGGATTGGTGGCGGCCGCCGATAGGGTCGTCAAGGCTGCGACCGCCCTGCGGTACTGGTTGCGCCTGCAACGCTGAAGGAGGCGACCCACGATCAGCTGCTCATTGATGATGCCGGCGCCTTCCTCGTCCACGTCGATCCGGTAGCGAAGCCCCCGGTTCAGCGTCTTCGAGTAGTTGCTCTGGCCCTTGTATTCGACGCTCTGGAACTCGCCCCCGATCGCGCGCTCGTCGTCAACCTCGGAGTAGAAGGACTCCTTGTTGATGGCGAGCTTGTACTCGAATCTCCGGTTACAGACCACCTTGGGCGCGATGAATTCGACCAGCGACTCCAGGTCCTCCGGGTCCTGCCAGCCGACCGTGTAGGCCGTCAGCGGCGTCGAGAAAAATGACGCCGTTAACCGCTCCTCATTGGAGAGGGAGGCATAGGCCGCGTTGTTGCAGAGCGACCGCACAGCCGCCGCATCGCCCGCCTCGGCGAACATGTTGGCCAGGTTCTTGTGTCCCAGGTTGCTGATGTGCGTCGAAAGCTCCGTCTCGGGCAGCGCGTAGATCTTGCCGCGCCTGTAGTTTCCGTCCCCCTTCCACTCCTCGGGCCAGCCGAAGTCCGTGCTGTTTCCCGTCCCGTCAACGCGGGCCATCGCCTTGTGGGCTCGGTTCACCATGGCGAACGCGCGCATCTCGTCCTGCTCCATGCGGTCGAGGAATTCCTGCTTGGTCTCGCGGCGGCGGGGAGGAGCGATTTGGGTCTTCATGTTTTTTTGAGTGGTCTAAAGGAATGTCTGTTTATGGAGTGGATTTGGGGGCTCAGGTGATGACATCAACCCCGAGAGGGAAGAGCGCCTGAAAGAGCTCGATGCCGGTGCCTGCGCCCTCGGACGTGCTGCCCGCCGCGCCCACGCACCAGTAGATGCCGGCGACCGCGGGGACCGCCCCAAGGTATCCGTTCGTGATCGCGGACGGGACAAGGAGGGTGCCTGCGACGATCACTGAATCCGAAATGGCATAGGTGCTTCTCGCGGCGCCCATGCAGAGAAGCTGAACCGCGCCGCCGTAGGGCGTGCCGTTCGTGTTCACCTCGTTGCCGGGCTCGTCCGTCATTATGCCCAGGGGCACCCGGGCGCCGGGGGTGACGAACGATGCCGAGGGAACCACCTGGCACATTGAGTCGCTCGAAATCGAATAACTGGGATTCAGCGTCGCGTTCAGCGTGGCCCCTGGCGGCGCCTGCTGCACGAGCGAATAGCGGTTGTTCGTGTACGGGTTCGTCGTGCTTCCCGGCACGCAGTCCGTGGGGTAGTACGTCTTGATTCCGTGCGGATGGAAGGTGGTCCCTATGTTGGCGAGCGCCATGCGGGCCGTCTGCGCCGGCATGTAGGTGCGGCGCATGTGATCAAGGTAGTCCATCGCCCTGAAGGCGCGGACGCCGAGAGGCCCGAACGACTTGCGGACCCAGACGTTGAAAGGCGACGTTGCGGGCTTCTTGGGATTCTTCATGGTTGGAAAGGGATGCGGGTGGTTATGCCTTCGCGGGCGTGAGGAATTTCGGGTGGCGCTTCAGGACGTTGGACTGCGCGGCGGCGTACTTCTTGTTGGGGTCCTTCAAGTTGGCGCAGGATGACTTGGGGTCCTGCATCTCGGCCATCGTCAGATTGTGGAGATCCTTGACGTTCGCCATGTCGTCGCCGTCGCCCGCCCCGTCGTCGTTCGACAGGATGCCGACCTTGCTGAACTCGAGGCGCTGCGCGTCCGACATGCCGGCCAGCTTCGCGTTCAGATGCGCAAGCAAGCCCTGCTCCGTCGTCGCGCCCACCTTGATTGTCGGGGCCATGTTGGCGAGCGTCTTGGCTTCGGCGTCGAAGTTGGCCTCGAGCCTGCCCACCCAGAGCGCCTGATCGGCGGGGATGACGCGCCCGTCCCTGATGGCGGCGTTGACCAGGCTTGTACGGTGCGCCTTGCGCTCATTGGCGAGGGCGGCGGTCGCGTTGTCGCGCTCGGTCGTCACGTTGGCGAGCGACACCCTGACCGTTCCCAGCTCGGTTGCGGCGGTCGTAAGCCTCGACTCTGCGTTGGAAAGCGCGGAAGCCTCGGGGCGGCTGGCGGCGTTGCTGAGGGCGGCCCTCACCTGCTCATCGGTCGCGTCCGCAGCCAGCTTGAAAAGGGCGATCAGTTCGGCTTTGTTCATAAAATCGGGCGAGTAGTTGCACAGCTTTGCATTCGGGATGTTCGGGCGGTCAACGAGGCCGATGGAGAGCATCTGCTTCGGAATCCAAATCTTGGAGCCGTCATCCTTGACGCCGTGCTGCTCCGCGTGCCAGCGGGGCGAAATGTATTTGAGGCCCTTCTCGACCAGCGAGGCGCCCGCGTTGGACAGCACCATCTTGATTGCAAGGCCGTTCTCCCTGGCCTCCATCTCGGCGGTCTGCCCATAGATCGTGTCATCGGGAAACTGCGATGCCAGCTCGGGCTCATCCGGATGGCCCTTGAACACCGGAAGCCCGATCACGAAGCGGCGAATCTTGTTCACGACGCCCTCGGCGGCCCTTGTGAACGTGTTGCACATGGCGACCGCGTCCTCCTTCGTGAAGTGCTGCCATCCCAGCGAATGCTGCCACTTGCCGTAGGGGATCAGCGTCCATCCCTTCTCGTCAACGGACATGTCCGCGTTGGAGAAGATGATCGTTCCCGCAAGAGCGTTGTTGCTCAGGCTGCGGCCTGCGATTCTGCGCTTGTTGTTGTTTCTCATTCAGACGCGACCACCCTGCCTTAAAGCGGCTTGGGTCGCGCCCGAAAGAATCGAGGTTCCGATTATATCCGTAAGCGCCTGACGAAGCTCGTTGCTATGTCCGTCTACTACTTTCAAAAGCTCTGGCAAGTCTTTTTTGAACTTTTCCTTCGCGGCCGACAATTTCTCGGGGTCCTGGATGTCGGCCAGCGCCTTCAACCGCTCGCCCACCGGAACAAGCGCCTTCGCCTGCGCGGCGGTCAGTTCGCGCCTCGCGGCCGCCATGAAAACGGCGCCCATGGCGCGGCGATCGGCGACGTTGCCGAGCGATAGGGCGCCCGTCACGCCCTTGTCCGCGACGCCGGTCCCGATGTCCGCGGGTGTGGGAGGCGGCGTTATGAGCTCGTCCTTCGCGTCGGGCTGGCGAATCCCGAAGGCCGCATAGACATCCTTCTTCGCCACATCAACGCCCACCGAGTTCAGGAACTGGTAGACCGCGATCATCTTCGCCGTGTCGATATTGAGCGGCGGGATGATGCGGAAATACGCCTTGGGCTTCACCTTCCCGAAGCGGTAAAAGACAATCCCGCGGTCGATGTAGAAGTTCGCCGCCTCGCTGCATTTGATTGCGTCGGCCTCGGCTAATTCGTCCTCGTTCTGAATCTGTGGGAGCGCGCCCGTCCCGCTGCCGGCGCGGCTCATCGTTGACAAGTCCGCCCCCCGCCAGTCCCTCGCCATCGCGCGGTCCATGCGGTCCACCAGCTGCTCCTGTGGATTGTTGGCCGATGCGGGAGGGGCCACCATGTTAAGCTTCGCCCCTATGTTGGTTGCCATGACGCCATCCGACGCGAAGTTTTGCAGCGCGCTGACGAATTGCCCCCATTCAATCGAGTTGAATGCCGCCGTCGTCTCGCCGTGGATGAACGGAATCGCGAACTTCTCACAGAAGGCGACCCATGCACGAAGCGCCAGCTGCTTGTACATCCATGAAATGCAGGAAACGATTTGCAGCCCCTGGCCCGTCGTCACCATCCAGCCGAACTGATCCAGCGGGATGCCGTCCAGCGCCAGCTCATACGGCAGGTAGCGAAGGACTCCGGTGCGGTTCTCGAAGAACCAGAGCGGCACATAGCGCAGCTCAGCCGTGAGCGATGCGGATCCCGTGTCCGGGTTCACGTCCGGCTTCCAGATGATCTCATGGACCGCGAACTTGAAGCCCACCGACTCCATCATTTGCCGCACCATGAGCGCCACACCCCCCTGCTCATTCTGGTTGATCGCGGACGTGCAGGTCAGGTTGTCGTAGAACTCCTCCAGGGCCTCCTTGTGCGCGTCGGCTTCCGGCGTGTCGTCCATCTGCATGACCTCCCATTCGAGGCGCGACACGGCGAATATGCGCTTCGCCTCCACCGCGATTATCTGGTCGTCGCGCTCGCGGATGAATGACCAGTCGAGCGACAGCCATCGAAGGAAGCCCAGCTGCCACTGCTCGATGTCCTGCTCCAGCCGCCTCGGCGTGAGCCCGCGTATCGGGTTGAAGCGCGCAAGGAGGTACTGGATGATTCGCGCCGCGCTGACGACCGATTCATCGTGCTCCGGGCCCGCGACCTTGCCGGGGTATTCCAGCGTGTCCGCCGTGTCGTAGGGTGGCGGCGCAAGATCGATGTTCGTTGTCCGCTGCCCGCCGCCATAGGTCACGCGACCGATTGCCGCCGCCATGGACTGCATGGACGCAACGCCGCCGCCAGCTGCGAGTGCGGCCCATTGTCCCGGAGTGAACGGCGCGTAGGGGGGTGTACCCGCTGCCGCACTGGCGCTTGACTGCGGGGCTCGCAGCACACCCAGAGCGTCACCCACGGGTGGCGTCGCAGGGAGTGCCTTGCCCTTCAGGAAGCCGAAGAAGCCCTTGCCGGTCGATCCGCCTGTGCCTTTAAGGGTGGATTTAGCCATGGCGCTTTAGAACCCTAACCCCCTGCGATCCTCCCAGCCTGCGCGCACGCGGTTGGTGTCGTCGTAGGCAGGCTGCGTTTCCGTGTCGCCATCGCCACTCGCCTTTCCAACGCGGCTGGAAGCGAACGGCTGCCCCCGCGCACCGAGGCCAAAAACAGCCAGCGCGAGGGCGCACACGCAGTCGTCGTGCATGCCATCGGGCGCCGAGTAGCGGACGCCATGCGCCGTGTATTCGTATTCAAACGATTCCAATTCGTTTATCAGTACCTCCCCTGTCAATCCGATTTCCTTGTGCTGGATCGCGACCACCAGCCGTTCCATGAGCGCCTGCTTGCTCTTGGGCGAGAACAGATAGCCCTGAAAGTTGGTGCCCGGGGCCGCCTGCAAATCCTCAAGGATCGGATCTCCAACGCCCGTCGAATCCATGAGCGCGGATTTCCCATTGCTGGCGTTCACCATGGCGAATTTCGTGTCCCGCCAAGGCTTCTGAAAACGCTCCATGTGCACCATGTCGCCGCCGCGGTCGAGTGCGATGCCGACCGTCCAGTCCACTTTCCGCGCAACGTCCCACCCCCACGCCTGCACCGGGAATAGCGACATCTTCGGGATGTGGCATGCGCGTATCGCCTCGATGCCGAACGGGTTTCCCTCGTCGTCGGCGGGGTCCGCCTCGTAGAGCTGCTTGAACGCCTGCTCGGGCAGGACGCGGCGTGCGTCGTCAATTTCCTCCATGTCGAGGATCTTCGCCGACACGGCGTCCTTCCATGTGATCTTGTGGTATGCCGCGTTCGGCATGTCGCCGCTTTCCGCCTTGCGGCACATCTTGTAGAACCAGTTGCGCCGGCCCTTGACGTTGCCGATTATGCGGACGCGGCCGCGCGTCTTCGTGAGCGTGGTGCGAACCGCGATGAACGCCTCCTCACGCATGCGGCTAGCCTCATCCAGCACGACGGCGTGAACGTCCTCGCCGTAGAGGTTGTCCGGCTTCTCGCCGCTCTTGAAGAAAATGTGTGTGCCGTTCGGTAAGTCCACACGGAGCTCGCTCTCGTTCTTCTCGAACATCCCGGGCGGCATCCCGGCGATCATTCGGCGGAAGGCGACCGTCGCCACGGGGAACACGGGCGCGACCCACCAGTAGTTCCAGCCTGGCTGCCCGTGAGCCGCCTGATCCATGAGCCACACCAGGCACCCAGCCGTCTTGCCTGCCTTCGTCGTCGCCTCGATCAGTGAATAGCGCGCCGGGTCGTAGATGGCTGCGAACTGGACCGGGTAGAGGTCGGCGCCCTTGAACTCGATCCGCTCGAAGATCTGCGGCGAGTTCGGGTAATCATCCTGATACACGGGGGACGGCGGCTTCGTGCTCGGCGACCGCGCGTGAGGCCCGCATCGGATCGAACACGAATACGGTTTTCCGCTGGTCGATTGCGACGTTGGTTTCCGCGTGGTCGCCATACTTCTTAGGCGCCAGCTTTGACATGAGCCATTTGCGTGCGTCGATGCGCAGCTTGGCGCGGTCGATCATGTCGCCCTCAATCACCTTCACGCCGCCATCAGGATTGATCTCGCGGCGCGTGCCTACCTCGCAAACGTCGGCAAGCTCCTTGATCTCGTCAGCCCACGATTCCAGCTGCATTTCACGGGCGCGCGCGTACCGCCCCCACAGGCCGCGGATGTCCGCGATCAGCCAGCGGCGAAAACTCGTCTCAGGGATTCGCATGTCGGGTCCTCGGGTGCATGAACGAAGGGATGCGCCG